TGTTGTGTTAAAACCACCTCCTCCAAAGGAACTTGGTGTTTGTACTGGAGGAGCACTGCTTAACTCAGGAGTAGGGACTCCTGTTGAAACATTAGATGCACCTGCAACTTTTTCTTGTGTTCTACCATAAGCAGAAACTCCTAAAACACCACCCATTGCTACGTGAAACAATCCACCGCCCTGAAATGTAATTGGAACCCATTGTCTAAATGCGTCATTTGCAGCTTGAACTTCCCAGAACTGCACAACAGTAAACATGATTGGAAACAGCGCAAAGTCAAACAAACAGCAAGTCATATACATCATTGCCATCATAGGACGCCATTTTTTGGTCATCCAGTCTTCATCTGGTTTCTTTTTTTCTTCTTTAACTTCTTCATTTTTATTTTTACCAAACATAGTAATTACCCCTGTTTCTTAGTTTGTATTTTACGATTTTCCTCACTAATATAATTAATCAACATAGATACATAAATTTCTCTTTCCCATGGAATCATATTTTCAATTTCTGTTAATGAGTATTTATGGTGCTGCATTAACGAGAAATTTAATTGATAATAATTCACTAAACTATCATGAGAAAGAGTTAGACGAAAAAATTTTGCAGACCCTCTAAATCCACTGTATTTTTCTTACCACATGCTGGGCAATCTGCCTCAATATGATGCACAATTCTTGGCAATTTCTCAAAGAATTTTTCTAACAGATCAAACTGTTTCTTTGAGAATGAACTAACAAAGTCGTCTAATTCTTTTTCAGAATAAGTATCTTTATCAAAGTATTCTGTCTTTGTATATACGGCATCTATACAATTTCCAACTAATGATAAAATTTTATCAGAATTTGAGTTTTCGTATATATCTAATATTTCGTCAAATCTAGGATATCGCATAACAACACCAATATTATCAGTCAACATAATTTTGTTTTCTATATCAGTTGGTTTATCTACTTCAACCTTAGTTAAATCCATACTGTAGTCTATTTTTTCACCGCAGTCGCAATTGATAATAATATCAGTAGTTTCGCTAATAGATCTTGCTCTTATGTTTAAGAATAAGTATTCTATATCAAAGCTTGCTAATTTATCGATATCTAATTTTTTAAATGTGCAATTATCTACAAGTTCCGTAACTATTCTAGATATTTCTTTGCTTTCTGCTTCCATTGTTGTTAATAGAATTTTGTATTCCTTAACTAAGAATGGTCTGTATTTAATTTTCTTGCCAGTTGATGGTAACATCAATTCATAGTTTGGCGTTTCTAATATTGGTAAAGGCATAATAAGTTCCTTGTGTTAATACCCTGCTTGGCCTATCACTGTTCCGCTTCGAGTTTGTTGCAAATCCGATAGGTTTGGATTAAAATTTAATCTGTTTAAAAATTCACTTTCGGGAAACCATCTTCTGTATGCAAAAGTAACATTTAGTTTATGTACTTGATTCGTTGCTCCCATATTCAAGTCTAGCATATTTACTGCTCTCGGAAATGCGTCTTCTAAATATACTGAATAACTTTCATTATTTTTTTCATCTAATTGTGCTATTTTAATTTGCGAAACATATTCTTTCTGATAACTAACATTAAAAGAATTTGGATTAACAACTTTGAACATCCAAGCGTCAAAGAAAGATTTAACTTCCATTTGATTATCTATATAGAAAGATAAGGTTATTCCGTCGCCATTAAAATCTGACGATACTGGTCGTTGATAGCTTGCACCGTAAATCCTAAAAGGTTTTGTAGATACCGTCATTGCAGGTAAACTAGCAGACTCACACATTAAACTAACAAATCGCCCACTTCCAGTGAGAGATCCTAATCCGGGAGGCGGTAGAATAAATACTTCAAATCTAGAAGGTCTAGCTAACCCCCTATTGTTTACTTCTGAAATAAAATTTGATATGCTAAAGTTTGACATTATGTCCTTTATAGTGTTCTGTTAAAGTCTTGCCAGACTTTAGTTTTCTGTGCACCGACAAATTTTTCAACGGGTAATTGAGAGGCAGTTACCCAATCATTATAGGGTATTTTATAAAGACGAGATTTGACGTGTGAATTTAAATAATGTTTTACTGCAAATTTTGCCGGATGTAATCTTGAAGAAGCATTTAATAGTCTCCAAGATAACTGAATTCTTGTATCTTCATCTTTACCCGTCGCATAATCAGATAACAACCCCAATATTCTAAATCTCATCATATACGGTAAATAATGTAGATTTATTCCATAAAAGCCGTCGGGAACTTTTCTAAAAGGTAATACTAACGGCAATCTATCATAGTACGGTAGTGTATCTTTGTGCTTAGGGTCATAGTAAAACAAGTACATTTCGCCAGGAATAATTCTTGTAGCAACTTTTGTATCTTTTAATATCTGATTGGTATTTGTCAGTTTGCCCAAAGATGAAATTTGTTGCCTATACCATTGATAAGATTTTTCTTCTCCGGCGGCATTTAGCCTAATTGTTTCAAAAGCGTTTGTAGCCATTATTTGGTTAATCCTAAATCTTTTTCGGTTAGTACTAAAAATTTCATATTTCGGTCAGTGCAAAATTCAAATGCCGCTTTCCACTTAGCTTCATTTACACCGTACTGGAAAACTTCGTCAATAAACCGTTTTGTTTTCTTTTTTGGAATTTCTGGCGGTTTAGTAAATTTTTCAGGTTTTATTTCTATGAGGTACTTCTCAGTTGTATTATTCTTAGATTTAACTTTTATATAGAAATCCACAAAATATCTATGCACCTTTCTATCAACCGGAGACACATAGGGTATAATAACAGTCTCAGACCCCCATTCTATAATAGAAGGACTTTGATCGCACCATTTCATAAATCTGAGTTCCCATAGAGACCGATAGATTACCGTAGTAATATCGCCTTTATATTTTGAAGGATTCAATACTCTAAATCGGCCTTTGTAGGTTTTGGTGTACATAACTCATATAAATAATTAATAACTATAATATTTATAGGCAAAATATGGCAGATATCCCAAAAGACATACGAGAATATACGGAAAATAGAGCAAAACGATATGATGCTCCCTTTAGTTTTCCGGAATCTAATAAGTATAATGTCAATCAGCATACGTATCCTAGCGGCGTGGGCAAAAACCCCGACTTACAACACTATGTAGCATTCTTTGTTAATATTAGAGGCAAATCTAAGTTTAAAGAATCGTATCAAACAGCGGATGTTAGTATACGCCCTTCTATCAATAGCCGAAAAGATAATATAAATTTAACAACCTCAGGTACCGGAACTGTTTCTAAAATAGGATTGTTGGCTGGCGGGGTAGGGGTTATTACTGCAGTAAAAACTGCAATAGATGATCCCGGTAGAGCAGCTTGGTCGGGAATAAAAGCTGCCACCGTAACAGCCGCAACATCTGGAGCGGTTGTAGCTGCAGCTACATTGGGGTCAACATTGGCTCCAGATAATAAAGCAAGATTAAAAGATGTTATAACATTGCATCTTGAAGAAAGACCTAGCGTTAAATATGGTGTAAATTATCAAGATAAAGATATGGGAATATTGGGAGGATTTTTAACTGATAATTCATCTGTAACAGAATCTTTTAAAAATAATGGCGGAGAACTTGGAACCGCATTTGCATTACAATTAGCTAAAATTCCATCTATGTTACCTGGGTTTGGTTCTGCTGGATTAGGAGACATTGCACAATTAAGTGCAAAAGTTAAAACAAATCCGTTTAGAGAAGTATTTTTCGAAGGTGTAGATTATAGACAGTTTAATTTTAGATATAAATTTATGCCAAAAGATAAAGCAGAATCTCAGGCAGTATATAATATTATTCAAACATTCAAAGAACATATGCATCCTGAATTATCTAAAGGAGGATATTTTTATATTTATCCTTCAGAGTTTGAGATTGTATATTATTATAAAAATCAAGAAAATCCATACTTTAATAGAATTGCTCAATGTGCGTTAACTGATATGTCCGTTGATTACGGCGGCGAACAGTTTGCAGGGTTTTCCGATGGCTCACCTACAGAAGTTAATATAACATTGAGTTTTAGAGAGTTAGAATTATTAACTAAAGATTCTATTCGACAAGGGTATTAAATGTTTTTTAGTAAATTTCCATTATTTGCGTACACACTTGATAACAGAAATACATATCAAATTGTACCTGATATCTTAAGACGAATAAAATTATCAGATCAATTGAAAAACAATGATGCGTTTTTTGATAAGTATGATGTGCGTGACGGCGAGACTCCTGAAATTTTAGCAGATAAATTTTACGGAGATTCAAATTTTCATTGGATTATATTAATGGCAAACGACATTATTGATCCTAGATTTGATTGGCCCATGGACTTCAATATGTTGAATGAATATTGTAAAGGTAAATACGGTGCGTCTGCAGTATATCATATTCATCATTATGCAAATCAATCAGAATATGTAATTAATGGTTATAGGATGTTACAACCTGGATCAACTTTTAATAATCCAATCTCATTAGTAGTACAAAATTCTGGCACATTTTCTTCACCAATTGTAAGTCAGAATGCCCCTACAAATAATTTATTTCCAATTACAAATTTTATGTACGAAGATGCCCTAAATGAAAAAAGAAGGCGTATTAGTATTTTAAAACCTGAATTAGTATCAGGGATAGATTCTGATTTTAATAAGATTATAAAAGAATGAGTAGCGCAGTTCAAGATGGGTTACAGACCCCAGGCGAAATATTAATAGAAGAATTATCTTTAATAACCACTAACGGTAAATCTGTCTCTCTATTAGATTATCTTATAGAATTAAATATCTACGAAAGTATATTTAGTAATGTTATAAGCGGCGAAATAATATTATCAGATAGCGCAAACTTGATAAGATATTTTCCAATTACGGGGGAAGAATATTTAAGTGTACGTTTAATAACTCCTGGATTTAATGACGAGAAAAAATATAAGATTGAAAAAATATTTAGGGTTTTTACAGTTGAAGATAGAGTCTTGGCAAGAGATCAAAATACTCAAATTTATAAATTAAAGTTAATTTCGCCGGAAGCAATTGTAGATTCATATGCAATGTTGTATTCCCCATTTAAAGGAAATATAACAAAAATAGTACAAGATTTATTTAACAATAATTTAAAAATTGGTAAAGATCTGACTATTTTCACAGGCGCAGATAATAATGTAAAATTTGTGAGTAATGGGTGGAGCCCTTTTAAATGTATAAATTGGTTAGCAAAGAAAACTATTCCTAGCGACGGAAAAGCCTGTAATTTTTTATTCTGGGAATCAACTAAATCATTTTATTTTGGCAGTCTAGAAACTTTATTTCAAAATGGAAATTCTATAGGTGATTATAGATACGCGGCAACAGGCGTATCTGTGGGTACAGACGACATACAAGAAAAGATGACGTTAATTACGCAATTATCTGTGGAGAATGGGCTTGACTATATTGTAGGATTAGATTCTGGGTATTTTGCAAGTAAACTAATTTCATTAAATTTATACAATAAAAAACAAGAAGTCACAGAATACGATCATGTTGAACAATACTCAAATTATAAACATTCAACTCAATATAATCCTTCCCCATTATTTTCAAAGAATTCTGTTACCCGTAATATAAATTCTCATGTACGGGTTTACCCCAAGTATCCTAATTTGCATACTGGAGTTAAAAAGAATTATAATGAACGCATGGGCGAAATTTATGGTAATAGATTGTCAAATATGAAAGAATTAGATAATTTAAAATTAAACATAATCATACATGGTCGAACAGATGTAGAAGCTGGGCAATTTATAAACGTAAAATTTCCAGACATGGAGCCTCCAAGTGAGATGGATATTGCTAAAGACAAAATTGATCCTAGGTATTCTGGCAGATATTTAATAACTGCAATTAATCATAAAATTAACTTATTGAATCATAGTATGTCCATGGAAGTAATAAAAGATTCGTTTGATCCTGCTGCCGCAACTTTAATAGATGCAACAAATGTATCAACTACCGCATATTGAAGGATAATTATGAATAACATTTATGGCGGACAAAATTTTACTTGGTGGGTAGGGGTCGTTGAAGATAGAATAGATCCCGAAAAATTAGGTAGATGTAAAGTAAGAATATTTGGGTATCATATAGATGATCTAACAATGTTACCTAAAGAAGATTTGCCTTGGGCTATACCGATGCAACCTATAACTTCTGCGGCAACATCTGGTATAGGTATTGCACCTGTCGGCCCAGTTGAAGGCACTTGGGTTTTTGGTTGGTTTTTAGATAATGAAGAAGGCCAACAACCTGTAATGATGGGGACACTTGCAGGTAAAAATGAAAAGCATCCTAACGCGGATAAAAAAAATGCGCAGGATCAATTAGCTGCAAATAATCTATTGACAACTTCTTCAGGCAATCCAGTAACTGATAGTTATGGAAATCCTATACAAATAGGTACAGAGGTTGCAGATTCTAATTATGATCAGAATGGGGCAATTTTAAATCATCCAAATAATCCCAAAGCAACATCTTCAGGTCCTTTAAATAATCCATCAGATATTAAACCTAAAGCATTTAAGGATCCTAACGGAGTATATCCTAAGATAGAATATTCAGAAAAACCTGATACTAATAAATTAGCAGCTGAGGATAAATCACATAAGTATTTTGCGGTAAAAAAGAAAAATAGAAAAACAAGTATAGCTAAGGCACAAACAACCGGAACATGGGATGAACCGGAATCCGCATACAACGCGTTGTATCCTTACAACCAAGTTATTGAAACTGAAGCTGGCCATGTTATTGAATTAGATTCTAGCCCTAATGCTGAAAGAATACACATATATCATAAAAAAGGTTCCTATATTGAAATAGATGTTAATGGTTCATCTGTTAAAAAGACTATAGGCGATAGTTATGAATTAACTGATAAAAATGGTTATGTTTATGTCAAGGGTGCGTATAATTTAACAGTAGGCGGCACTACAAAAATCTTAGTACAAAATGATGCGGATATTGAAGTAGATGGCGAAGCAAGTATTCTAACACATCGTTCAGCCTTAGTACAAGCTGCTCAAACAGTTCAAGTTGTAGGAGATGATATTAAAGTATCGGGAAAATCTAGTTTACAAATTACAAGTGACGGGCCTGTTAATATACAAGGCAGCAGTATAACATTAAATGCAAAAACAGGAGCATTTGCTGCAAAAGCTGCAAAAGAGATTGCATTACACGCAGGTACAACTGCAAGTGTGAAGGGTGGATTGGAGTTATTATTAGATGCAGCAACCGTAAAAACAAAAATGGGAGCAATACAAGTATCTTCTACTAAACTTATAGTACCAACTCCCCCGGAAGTTAAATCACCAACACCTGTAATTATTAAAGATTCAGTAAGACCAGATAGTCCAGAGAGTATATTCTTAGGAGATTCTTTAGATAAAAGTGCAGAAACTTTTACTGCAGCAAGAATTAAAAATAATGAGATTTCTACGAACTTAGAAGATCTAACAACATTATCTAGAGATACGAATACAGAGAAATCTTCATCAGTAACCGGAGGCATTAAGCCTACACCCGTAGATATATCTGAATTCGCAGGCCTAAAGAAGTTCCCAGATTCAATGAAGTTATCAAAATACTTTACGTTAGGGGATCTTTCAACAAGACCTTCAGCTACATCGTACGCAGTCAAAGATCAAAATGGATTAACCGCTGCTGAAATTGTAGGAAATTTAAAACACTTAGCAGTAAATGTATTGGATAAAGTAAAAGAACAATATCCCGATATGATTATTACTAGCGGCTTTAGAAGCAAAAACGAAGGATCAGATCACGACAGAGGCCAAGCAGCAGATATACAATTCACCGGCAGATCCAATGATGATTATTATGATATTGCAAAATGGATTGAGACAAATACTCCGTATAAACAAGTATTACTCGAATATGCAAAGAAATCTAATGGTAGAATCGTTGCATGGATACACGTTGCATCATCCAATGATGGTTCAAAAT